ACGCACCAGACATTGTGGGGTCAATAAAAAAGGACAACCACCGCTGAATGCGATGGTTGTCCCATTGGTGCGAGTGGAGGGACTTGAACCCTCACGCCGTGAGGCGCCAGATCCTAAGTCTCAACTATCTTTGCAAAAAACAGCTTATCTATGCGGTTGGACTAGTTTCTTGATAACATCATAATATGAATAAACCGCATTAAATCGTATTAAAGTGATGCTTGCGGGGTCAAAAATGGGGTCATATCTTTTTGACTGGAAGACTAATGTGGTATAGAAATCGGCGTCCACTCGCAATGGAATTGGCACCATTTAGCTTTAGCATAGTCACTGCAAGCCTGCCGTACTATTCGTTGCGGTACTCTTGTTCAGTACAAATTTCACTGCCCAGATAGCTCCATTAATGACCAACGGTAAGACAATACGGTCTCGGAGCATATTCCATCCTGTTTCCGATTTACTCTGTTCCTGAATTTGTGTCGTGAATTTGTCGGCAACAGCTTCGACAGCCGGGATGGCATTCGTTACGATGTTTTTCGTCAGCTCATTCTTCATATCTTCTGTGACAACATCTACGTTCAAAGCGTCTACAACACTGTCTCTAATATCGGTCCATTTACTCATCGTTCATTCCTCCATATATTAATGATTTTAATTAAAAAACAGATTGTACATAGTCAGTTACACCGCGTGCAATTGCTCGAGCAATATCATCCCAATGTTGTACCAGCAATAGCGCATCGTCGTCATTATCAATAAAAGCTGTTTCAACTAACACCGCCGGCATGTCTGTATAGCGGAGTACAAGCAACCCAGGCATTTCTTTTACTCCCCTATCAACGGTGTCAATGCTGTCAATGAGTTGGGATTGAATGAACCGGGCTAAACCTCCTCCATTGCCCGTCTGGCTGTAGCATTCGGTTTCTGTCCCACGAGCATTGCCGTTCGCTGCATTGCAGTGGATAGATACAAAAACATCTGCTCCCCATTCGTTAGCTGTTTCAGTAACAGTCATCCCTTGGCGATCATTATAGTCGCTACGCCCTGCCGGCGTCGGTGCTAAATTGTCGCTTTGCATTAAATAGCATTCACAGCCAGCCACTTCGAGATATTTTTGCACAGCAGTACCGATTTTCAGTGCTACATCACATTCGCGTAAATCTACATTTCCATTCGTGTCATAATGCACCGCACCACTATCATACTTAATATCATGGCCCGGATTGATAAATACCTTCATTTCTGTACCGTCCTTTCATTTTTATCTGTTAATTGCTCTAAGGTTGCTCTTAATTTCCCCGGGATGGGTAATCCCGCTTTCGCTGCATTTTCCACGATTGACAGCCCTTCATTACCTAAGAAGAACCATACCACCAATGATTGTACAGCCGGCTGGCCCGTGGCACGGTCCAGCTCGTGAGCTAGTGCTACTAGTAGCAGAATGACGATTTTTTTGCAGATTCCCTTAAAGCCTTTTTGACTATTCAATGCCAAATTAGGGTTAATATAGGCTGCCAAGATTCCCGTCACGTAGTCGATGGCCATGGCTACCAGCAACGCTTCAATTACGTCATTCCAGCCGATGAAATACGAAAACGCCGTACCAACACATGACACTATGGCTCCCCATCCCATAGCGCCCCCGCCTGGGACCATCTCGCGAAAAAAAGTTATGATTGATTCCAATTACGTGCCCCCGTTCTGCGTGGTTGTCTCAGTTGTTGTGGTCTGTTTATCGGCGGCTTCGGCGGCGGACATAACGTCTAAAATGGCATTATGAGGACACTCCGCCCAAGGGCAGCGCCCATCATCATTCAAAATGTTTCCGCAGAATTCGCAAAATTCCATGATTTATCCCCCCTTTTATGCGTTTTTAATTTCAGCCGCCATATTGGCAAGTGTGTTTTTATACTGGCTGTCAATTTTCGAGGTATCAGCACCCAGCATAGCCGCTTTGACGCGGGCTGTGACCATGGCGTCGAGCTGACTATTGTATTTTGCTTTGATAGTGTTGATTTTCGCCGTTTTCTTTTCGGTCTCCGTGGGTTCTGGCGGAATATAGTCAGTCGGTTTTCCGTCAGATCCGCGTACTTTTCCGTCCAAGTATGCGTTAAAATCGTCAGCTGTGATAATTTCGATAACAGTTGCATCGGGCACCGTTTCTTTTGCTTTATCTTTGAGCGCCTGGACTTTATCCGTGTTCTTTCCTTTTGCAGGGTCGAAATCACAGATTGCTGAATAAATCCGTTTGCCGTCGGCATCAAAGGCTGCACAGTAATAATCTACATTGGTTCCAGTCATGGTACTATCTCCTTATCTTATAAAATGAGGTGGTAATTATGCGTAATCCCAATGGATACGGTTGCATCAAGAAATTAAGTGGCCATCGGCGGCGGCCGTTTGTCTTTGTAATAACGGATGAGGGGCGACAAAAACCGGTCGAATATTTTACAAATCTGGTTGACGCTCAAATTTTTCAAGCGGACTATCATCGTACTCATCATCATCGCTCCCTTCCAGGGCATCAAATCACGTTGATTGAGCTGTACCATCGCTGGCTCCCGGCTCATATCGCCGATACAGGGCCATCACAATCGTCGCTGGACAGCTATAAAAACGCTTTTCGTCATCTATCCGACTTGCATTACGAGCCGGTCACCAAACTACGCTATACAGACTATCAGCGCATCTTAGATGGCATGAAGCGACACGGCTTATCGTACTCGTCACTAAAAAAGGTGCGCTCACTCATCTCTTTGCTCGAAAAGTACGCGCTGAAAATGGAAATCATCACGAAATCCTATGCCCCGTTGCTCTCTATTGGCCGAAATCGACCTGTCAGGCCTCATCATACGTTCAGCCGGCAGAAAATCAACCGGCTATGGAAGTCCGTGGACAGTCCTGGCGTCGATACGGTCCTTATCCTGCTTTATACCGGGATGCGCTGTAGCGAGCTGTTACAACTACAAAAAGCTGACGTCCATCTGCGTCAACGCTATATCCGCATCACAAAGAGCAAGACCGCCGCTGGCATCCGCATCATCCCCATCCATCACCGAATCGCACCACTCATAGAAGCCCGCATGGCTTGCCCAGGTGATGCGCTTATCTGCGATGATACGGGACGGCCGTACAACTATGGCCGGTACTGCACAATCTGGCGGTCGGTCATGCATCTCATCCGTGCCGAAGGTCACACGACGCACGACTGCCGACATACCGTGGCCACGTTGCTTGATAATACCGGTGCGAACGAGACAGCAAAAAGACGTATCCTCGGCCATGCCGGCGGCGACATCACAGAGCGCGTCTACACGCACAAAAACCTGCGACAGCTCCGTAAATGCATCGAATTACTCAAATGATTTGTTACTAATACGATACTATACGAGCCGCATACAGATGCATAAAATACGTCTGCTATGCGACTCTTTTACTGTTACTATTGATACTCTAAAAATCGGTAAATCGGCATCCTCTCATGATTTTATTGGATGCGGACTACCGATGATACGGTTAATGCTGAATTTCTCATTTATCTAAAACATATTGATAATTATGGCTTTTGCATCTGTTTTAGATGCTCGTCCAGCTCTTTATACAGCTAGCACATAACGGCCTCGCTGAAAACGACTCCATAACTTTCGGCCACCACTTTCATTGCGTAAATTGCGTTATTTACCTCGCCGCATACGACACTGGGACGTTTTTTATCATCATCAGTGCCAAGCATGAGGTATACGGATTTGTCTTGTTCAGTCATTTTACTCAGATCCTTTCAACAGTGGGTATATGCGCTTGCATCTGACATAAATGTCGGGCATGATTTTAACTTGCCGCTAAGCTGCTCCGTCTATGCGTATTCGGTTTGTCACCAGGGCACAGCTCCAGGTGCTACAGGCATCAAGGATGGAAAAGTATACGATGCCGGATGGAACGATACCACTGTCTGGATTATCGCTATCGGTAGTATGTAGACAGTGGGGAACAGTTAATAGTCAGACTTACATTAATCTCCCTATATCAGCAACAATATTACGATATACGGTATCGATCTGGGATGATAAGGGCTCATCGCATTTTATATCAGTAACCGGGACTGCTGATGGGTATATACAAATCGTCAACGCTATCGGCGTTTCAACTGGGACGTGCTTTTATTTAGCCATCACCAGGTAGACAGCAGGGATTGACTACATATAACAGTAAACCACATCGTTATCGGCCGATAGCCAAAAAGGCTATCCCCATATCATTGGATGTGCTGGTATATATCTTAAATCCATTTAGCCCACTTTCTGACTCGCTTACGCCAGCATACTGTAATTTATTAGTCTTTGCGGCGTAATCAATGACCCAGACGCCGTATACTGCGCTGTTGAAAACCATGGGATAGTATACTTGCCAGTTGTTGCCAGACTGCATACTTCCCCACTGTTCATACACCGATTGCAATTACATATCCCCAAACGTTGGAATTCGTTCCGTTAGGACGTATGCCCCAGACTTTCCCATTGTTCATGCTTAAAATTTGAGTGTTACTACTTACATTTTCGTTTGTATCATTCCCGACGCTGACATAAAAATCATTGAAAGCAATAGGGAAAGGAATTGAGCTACCTGAGGTAATATTTTGTATATATACCCACTGTATAATTAGGCCACCGACCAGCGAACCAAAGCACACATATCCATTTTGTCCCAGCGAGTATTTAACACCCGTTGCGTCAAATACTTTTTTAATCAGCAGCGCGAGCAAACTATCCGACGACAATACATTGACGAGGCTGCTCAGTCCCGTGTTTGCTAGTGTGTTGACGATGCCCTGGTTCCAGTCCGTGACCTGGGCTACTTCGGTTTCGGGATGAATCGTGTCATATGCGCTGCTTGTTTTATTCCAGTGATGCAAAATGCCTTTTAAAATGCTCATGTTGTTATCCTCCTTGTTATTCGCTGACTTCCAGCCAAATTGTATGTTGTGCGGTCGACTCTGTACCGCCGACGTATAGGTCTTCTGTCGGCACTTCTATCCATGTGCTGGACCCTGCAGATGCTTCGACGCTGAGTGTAATGCCGTTGTTGATTGCATCGTATATGCCACCACTGGTGACCGGGTTAGTGCTGCCGGACGTGGGCTTGCTGTCAAATGTCAATTTATCCTGCTTTGCAGCTATCAGTGTCTTGATTTTACCAACTGCGTATTTCAGCCCGGCCGCATCTAAAAATTTAGTTGCCATGACAGCCACCCCCTATGCAAAGCAGGTGTCGATCTCGGTCTGGCTAAGCGCCGAGTACGTGACTATGCTGGCCGAATTTGCCGGCGTGTATCCGAGGGCTGCTGTGACATTAGCAGACGTCAGCGAGATGACGCCGGATGAAACACTGAGATTGCTCCCGATTTTCACACCCCCTAAAACGCTGGAAGTAGCTGTCGGCAATGTGTAGTTACTGAGTCCGGCCAGTTTATTCTTTTCGGCCGTTGTATAGTCATTGGTACTGAGCCCTTTGCCGCTTACGACTTTGACATAGGTCGTCGTAATGGTGTTGCCGTCGCCATCCCGGACGGCCTTGTCGGCAGTGCTGACGGCGTCGTTGATGAGCACGTAGGCCGTGCCGGAATATCTGTATACGTCGTTGTCGGTGCTGCCAATGTCGACGTACATGGTGTTGGTCGAGCCTGTGATTTCCGTCGTATGCGTGGATTCTTTGTAGAATTTGCCGCCGCTGTAGTAGCCTTCGATTACTTCGCCGATATCGCCTGGGATGTACTGGGCCGGAATCTTTTTGTCAGATCCGAGCGGGGCAACCCCATT